CGTTACCCTGCCGTCGACCACCGCAATCACCGCCGGATGGTCGATCAGCTTTGCCACCGACAACAACAAGGCGCTGGTCATGCAAGTTAACGGCACCAGCGGCGGCACCATCCTCGTTCCGGGCACGCGCGGCGCGCAATCGGCGCTGACCCTCTATGGCGGGAACTACGAGCTGGTGCAGCTCGAGTTCGACGGCTCGAACTTCCGGATCATGTCGGCAACCCCGGCCACCGCCTCGGCGAACGGCATGTTCCCTCCCAGCGGTACGCCGGCGTCGAGCTCGGCCGCCTGCCAGACCGGGCAGATCGAGTTCGACGCCAGTTATCTCTATGCCTGCACTGCGTCCAATACCTGGAAACGCTCAGCCTGGAGCAGCTTCTGATGCCCCCGGAAGGTGGTACGCGCATGCCCCTCAACACCTCCTCTAGCGGGGCCTCCTACAGCTGGGGCCAGCAGGGCATCGAGGCGCAATTCGGCCCGGTGTTCGAGCCAGGACATGGGATCTTCTCTCCCGGCTACCCGCTGGTGCCTACCGAACTCGAGCGGGTGCGCCTCTGGGATTTTCCGGTCGGCGTCAATACGCTCTACACGCCGCGCGCCAGTGAACCGGTCTCGTTCGACGAGTTGCGCGCCCTGGCCGATTGTCACGACATCACGCGCCTGGCGATTGAGACCCGCAAGGACCAGCTCGAAAAGCTCGACTGGGCGATCCGGCCGCGCCCGACGCCTTTTCCAGCCGCCGACGCGCGGCTGCGCTGCGCCTCGCTGGCCGATTTCTGGCGCCAGCCCGACGGTGAGCGGCCGTTCGCGAGCTGGCTGCGCGAGCTGCTCGAAGACCTGCTGGTGCTCGATGCCGCGACACTGGAGCTGCGCCGCAACCGCGGCGGCGAGATCATCGGTCTCGATGTCGTCGACGGCGCCACCATCAAGGTGCTGTTCGACGAAACCGGGCGCCGGCCCAAGCCGCCGGCACCGGCCTACGAGCAGGTCATCCACGGCCGGCCGTGGAAGCTGTTGACCAGCAACGAGGTGATCTACCTGCCGCGCAATCCGCGCCCGCACAAGGCGTACGGGTTCGGCCCGGTCGAGCAGATCGTCATGACCGTCAACATCGCGCTGCGGCGGCAGGCGATGCAGCTCCAGCACTTTACCGAGGGCAACGTGCCGCCTGGGCTGCTTACCGCGCCCGAGGGCTGGAATGCCGAACAGATACGGCAGTTCCAGGAATGGTTCGACGGTGTGCTCGCCGGCAACACCGGGGCACGCTCGCGCCTCGTATGGGCCCCGAGCGGGACGAGCTATCAGGCCTTCACGGAGGCACCCTACAAGGACGAGTTTGACGAGTGGCTGGCGCGCATCGTGTGCTACGCCTTTTCGCTGCCGCCGACCGCGTTTACCCGCCAGGTCAACCGCGCCACCGCCGAGACCGCGCAGGAGGCCGCGCTGGCCGAAGGGCTGGCGCCGCTGATGGGGTGGGTCAAGCGGCTCGCCGATCACGTCATCCAGGACCGGATGGGCCAGACCGACCTCGAATTCGCCTGGGTCGATCTGCGCCCGGCCGACCCGGCCGAGCAGGCCAAGATGCTCGACACCTATGTCCGCGCCGGGATTTACGCGGTCAACGAGGCGCGCGACATCCTGGGGTTCAATCCGGTGGCCGGCGGCGAAATGCCGATGGTCTATGGCAGCGCAGGACCCGTCTCGCTCGGCGCTCCGGCCTGCCGCGCGCCGCTGAAGCAACCGTGAAAGTGCGCGACTTCAACTGAAAGCGAATTGGGCTCGCGCAACTCCCTCACGCCCGTGAATGTCTCGGTAACCAATGGTAATTACAACATGATCCTCTCTCCGCGCCGCCTCCGGGCGGCTTTCCTATTGCCCGCGCTTGTGCTCATTGCGAGTCTGCCGACGGGCTTGATCGGCGGTGCGTTGGCGCAGGGTAAATCCGTCGAGGTGCCGGCGTACCGCCAGCTCGGCGCCGGCGAGACGATGGCGTCGCCCGGCCAGAGCGGCGCCGATTACGGTGCCAACGCCCCCTCGCTCTCCGGGCTGACCCTGCTGGCGACAATCCCGGCACCGGCTGTGCCGCGGCTCGGCTATTTGATCGAGGCGCAATGTACCGCCGGGCTGACGGTCGTCCTCGATGACCAAGGCGGCAGCCTGACCCCGACAATCGTCGTGCTGCAGGGATCGGGTGCGAATGGCGGCCAGGGCGGGTCGCTCGGCATGGCGGGAATGCCACATACCGGACGCATCCGGATCTATTCGAGTTCGTCGAGCTGCCAAATGGCCGCAAGGAGCTGGTGATGATGCACAGACTCCCCACCGCGCTGCTGCTGGCTACAGCCCTCGCTCTACCGACCTTGTCGGCGCGGGCCCAGATCGGGTCTCCGCCGTCTACGCGCGACAGCATCGGCCTCGGAACCGGCAGCACGCCGCAGTTTCAGGCCGGAACGCTGGCCGGCTCCGACGCCGCGGCGACGCCGACCGCCAATGCGACAGCTTCATACCTCGATCTAACGAACACCAACCTCACCGGCGGCACCGGGGCGCAGATCCAGTTCGGCATCATCGCCGGCAACCCGTATGCGACGTTCGGGACGGCCTTGACAGATGGCTCGAACAACGGCGCGGGCGATCTCGTTTGGGGCAGCAGAAACGGCAGCGCCGGTTCGGTTATCGAGCGACTGCGGCTGTCAGGTGGAAACCTGCTCGGCGCCGGCAAGCTCGGGTTCCCCGGCGGCGGCTATTTCGGGATGGCATCGGGGTTCGGTTCGACCTGGCTCGACACCTATTTCAGCAGCATCGAGAACGTCGCGAGCATCCTGTCGATCTCGCCCGTCGGCCAAGTCGCCGGAACCTTCGCATCGCGCACCAGTGACAATGCCGGCGGATCCGGGGCGGCGGTCATCCCGCTTGAATGCGTCGTCGTTTCGGACAGCACTACATCGCATCCGACTTGGTGCCAATACAACGAGAGCGATCTGGTCGGCACGGCGGTCGGGCAGCATCTCCAGACCGAGAGCAGCGTCTACTCGACATGGCCGGTCGTCACCGGCGACCCCTACACCGACAATCCCAGTGGGGCCAATTTCAACCTGCGGCTCGACGCCGGCAAGGGTAGCGGCAGCCCGAACAACATCACCGCCGCGCTCGATATCGTCAACAACGGCGCCGCCTATCGCCATGGGATCATCATCGGATCAACCGCGCTCGATACCGCCGCCGGGCGCATCGCGCCGGCCCTGGCCATGGCGAAGAACCATTCCCTGTCGTGGTATTCCAGCGCGGGGAATGAGGCGTGGAAGCTCTACTCGACCGCGACCAGCGGCAACGGCACAGCAGTTTTTTCCAACAACACCTTCACCCTCAATGCGGGCGCGGGCGCGACAACGCTCGCGATACAAAGCGGTGCAGCCGGTCAGCAAGCGGTGACGACCTATGCGGACAGCGGCACGCAAAAATGGCAATGGGGCAAGCAGACCGATAACTCACTCATTGGCTATGATTTTGCGAATAATAAAACGTTCTTTGCAGTCACAGCTGCCACTCCTGGCGTTACGTCGATTGGTGAAACCGGCTCAAGCAGCAACACTCTGGTAGGCACGACCTGGCAGACTGCAACGCTCAATGCGACGACGGCCATCAACGACAACGGCACCGCCCCGACCGGGACGGCGGGCAGCGGCTATGTGCGGGCGACAGGCGGCACGCTGACCGACCCGATCATTCAGGAGTTCGAGGTCAGTACCGCGACCCTGACCAAGACGACGGATACGACGCTGGCCACCGTCACCGGGCTGTCGCAGGCGCTGACGGCGGGCAAGACCTACAATTGCCACGGTCATCTGACCGGGACGGCGGGCGCGTCGGGCGGCATCACGGTGGCGCTCGTTGCAACCGCCTCCTTGTCCGCGACGCAGACAACCTGGACCGGCTTTACCTGGAACGGCACAACCGCGGTCTCGCACACGACGGTGACCGCGCTCGGCAGCAACATTGCCGCCGCCACGGCGGTCTATAGCGACATCGATATCGACGGTTCGATCGTGGTCAACGCCGGCGGGACGATCAATGTGCAGGCCGCGCAGAACGCCTCGAACGCCACCGCGACGACGGTGCTGCAAGGCTCGACGTTCTCCTGCGTTCGGGTGAACTAAGAAACATAGACAGATGCATGGCGTATTTCACAGACGGCACGAACCGGGGAGAATTTCCGATGCGCTTTTACTGGCCGATCGCCAAGGTCGATGCCGAGCAACGCATGGTGTGGGGCTATGCCTCGACCGAGGCCGAGGACGACCAGGGCGAGACCGTCACGCGCGAAGCATTGGCCGCGGCGCTCGACGACTATATGCGCTTCGCCAATATCCGCGAGATGCACCAGCCCTCGGCGGTCGGGGTCGCCACGGAAGCCGCGGTCGACGACAAGGGCCTCTATCTCGGCGCCAAGATCGTCGACGGCGAGGCGTGGCAGAAGGTGGTCGAGGGCGTCTACAAGGGTTTCTCGATCGGCGGCAGGGTGACTGCCCGCGATCCCGCCGACCGGCGGCTGATCACCAGCCTTCGCCTCACCGAAATATCGGTGGTCGACCGCCCGGCCAATCCCGAGACGGTGTTCGATTGCTGGAAACTTTCCACCGGACCGGCAACAGGAGGGAGTATGGCCACGCTCGCGGCGACAACCCGCGCACCCGTGCAGATCTGGGATTGCGGGGTTGCCGGTCACCGCCATCTCGCGAAGGCGCACGCGATGGGTTGCATCGACGCCCACGCGCCGGCCGGCGCCACGGCGGCCGACGCCGACCATGTTGGCGACGCGGCCCACGCGTTTGTGACCGAGCGGAAAACGCCGCCTGCGCCGGCATCCGAGCCCGGGGCATCCGAGCCTGGCCGGGCACGCGATACGGCGCGCAAGGGCCTCGCCGAAATCGGCCGTCTGGCGCAAATCATCCTCGATCTCGAAGGGCTGCACGACGAGATCGCGATCGAGGCGGCGATGGCGGCGGACTCGTCGCGCCTGCCGCAGCGCCTGCAAGCGATCATCGCCGAATTGCGCGACTTCCTCCAACCGCTCGTCGCCGAGGAGGGGGCTGAGCTGGTCGATTGCGCCGATGCCTCGCCGCAGGCCGGACTGGCCGCGATGGTCATCGCCGACACTCTGCGCAAGGTGCGCCAGCCGGATCTCGCGCCACTCGCCAAGGGGCTTGCCAAGCTCGCCGACGAGCTGGTGCCGCGCCTCGATGCGCTGCAAAAACGGGTCGAGGAGATCGCCCGCACACCGCTGCCGCCGCAGACCCTCGCTCGCGGAATTACCGGTATCTCGAAGCGGGAGGATGGCGGCGGTGGGATCGCCGCCAGCGAGGACATCGCCGCCGCGCTCGCGCGAATGAGCGAGGAAGAGCGCACCCTGACCTTGATCAAAGC